ATATTGCAGGCTTAGATGCTGCTGGTCAAACTGGTACTTACCAAACACAAACCGCTGTCACTCCTGAAGGACGCACGGTTACAACTACGCCTGGCCTTGGAACTCAAAAGGTTGAATTTGGTCTTGCTGGTGGCGTACAGGCTGGTAAACCACCTGTTACCGGCGCAGACATGGGAAGTCCGTTTAATCCTAGCGCACCAGCGCCTTTGCCACATCAAGTGCAAGACCCTCGCATTCCACGCATTCCAGACCCTACTGAAGCTGCTGATACAACCGCTGGCGTTCAACTTCGTCAAGGCTTGCTAAGTCACTTGAACAACACGGCAGAAGCTAATCGCAACTTGCAAGAAAGTTTCTCGGCTGTTACTAAACTTGACCCTGGCGCATGGTATTCGTCGGGCGCAGTAGGTAATGCGGTTCGTGTATTGAAAAACTTGGTCGGTAGTTCTGATTACCAACAATTGTCTAAAGACTTGGCTAACGTCCAACTTTCGCAATTGCAAGCCCAAGGTGGGTCAATGCAGACCGACGCTGCCAAAGCATTGCAAGCCCGTGCATCCGGCTCTGAGACTTACAACCCCGATGTTTTGCTAAACATTCTTAAACGTACACAAGCAAAACAGACAGAGATGCAGCTACAAGCGCCAGCACTTCAATTGTTCTCGCAAAAGTTTGGTGATGCAAATGCTGCTAAATTCCAACAAGAATGGTCTAAAAATGCTGATTCCAAAGTGTTTGAGGCAATGAACATAGATAAATATGTTACAGACCCTGTTGAAAAGAAAAAACAGATTAATGAATTGCTTGGCAACGACCCCAAGGCTCGCGCTCTATTTGCAACTAAGTACGATAACATCAACAAACTAATTCAAAATGGGAGTTTGTAAATGGATGATCTTCGCGCTCTAATTGCTGGAGACCAACCGGCTACTCCTGTTGCATCATCCGTACCTGCTGCGCCAAAGCGTAATAAAGAACCTACAGCGCAAGAAATGTATGGTGTAAAAGACCTGCAAGATTCTTTGTCACAGATTCAAGCAACTTTGCCTGATTTGGTTCCTGGCTCACCATCTCACAAACGTGCATTGGCTGACATTCAAAGCATTCAATCGGAATTGCAACGCCATGCAACGGCTGCACCTCAATCTGCTCCACAAGCAACGCAACAATCTTCTAGCAACCCTCTGCGTGATTTGATTGCAGGTTCGTCCGCACCTACGCCAAACTTGTCTGATATTGGAACCGTTACACCTCAAGGACATCTAACACCACAGCAAATGGAAGCGCAGGTTAAGCCTGCACAGCCCGGCTTAGTTACTCAAGCACTTCAACGTGCATTGCAAGTAAGACAACGTGCGCCAGCAGAAATTGCTTCCGCGCTTGATGTGGTTGGCAATCTTCCTTCTCAAGTTGCTGGAACTGTTGGCTATGGCGCTGGTCGTTTGTTTGGCTTGAACCCTCAAGAAGCTACCGCTGCTGCTGCGCCTGTGTCTCAAGCCTTGGCTAACCCTACCGGACGTTTGATGGGTGTTACTGACCAACCAGGCTACCAAAGTTCTTTGCCTGCAATGGCGCAACAAGCAATTGGAGGCGCTGTTCAAAAAGGTGCAGAGGCTGTTGGGCAACGCACCGGAATTAACCCAACGGACATTGAGCAAGGGGTAACGGCTGCAATGATGGCTGCTCCTATGCTTAAAGCCCCGTTAGGACGCGCTGGTACGGCTATTAAAGCTGCTTTGCCTGAGTACACGTTTGCTGAGCCTAAAACGGCTGCTGTGGCGGCTCCTACTGAAACCGTTGGGCTTGGAAGTGCCGGTGCTGCCGCATCTAAAACAGACCCTTATGCGGGTCAAATAACTGGAGAAGAATCCGCAAGAGGCGGTCAATTCCCGCAAATTAAACTTTCTAAAATTTCTCAAGATGTGCCCAAATCAGAACAAGCAGTAAGGGCGCAAATTGCAAATGAAATTCTTGGAGATAGTGGACAAATTCGGCCTGGTGTTGTTACGGGTAATGAAAACACGTTACGCAATGAATACACATTAGCAAAAATGCCAGACGCCACACCGGAAGGTCAAGTTTACAAACAACAAATTGCAAACGAACAAAATGCGTTGTCTAACTATGCTCAAGAACGTGTAAAAGCAACTGGGGCAGACCCATCATTGATTGATGATGAACAACGTGGACGCGCAGTTAATGACGTGTTTTATGGAAATTATCCTGATGACCCAGTTCCAACAAGTATTACCGGATATTTTCAAAGAGCAAAAGAACAAATTTATCAATCAGCAAAAGACAGATTTGGAAACAACGCGATTCAAACATCTAATGTTGATAACTTGCTAAACAATCCTCAATGGACTGCCGGTCTTGAAATTAAAGGAAATCAAGGAGTAGCTTCTTCGGCTCAAAAATTCCTTAATCTTGCTAAAAATGTTGGATTTGAAGACGCAAATGGTGTTATGCAACCTGCTGGCTCTGTATCTGCTTACGATGCAGTAAGAAAGGCATTAAATAGCGAATGGTCGCCTCAAAATTCTAGAGCAATTGCGGCTGTAAACAGTGCTATTGATAAAGACATTGCAAGTGCGGCAGACCCATCACTTTACAAACTTGGCGATAACATTCACAAGTTGGAAAAAACAATTTTTGAATCAAAAGGAATTGCAGATATTTTTGGGCCACAAGATAAAAATGGCGTAACTTTGTCTAGCACTCCAGTAGAAAAAGTATTGCCAAAATTAAACAATTTGCCTATTGAGCAATGGCGTCACATTAACGATACATTAAATCAATTTGCAAGTGGAAGTTTGCGTGATGCACCAGAAGGAATGCCTTCAATCCCGCCTGAATTGCAAAATGCCGCTTCTGCTGCTCAAAAAGAAATAGCAGGCGCATTAGCGCGTAAAGTGTATGAATCGGGCGCTTCTAAAATTGGCACATGGAATCAGAACTCTGTTAATTCCACACTTAATTCAACAATTGGTCAAAAAATACTTCAAACATTTCCACAAGATGAAGTTGCAAAATTTCACACATTAAATCGTGGTGGTTATTTGATGCCTGGCGTACATTCGTATGAAGGTGCAGCGTTACAACAAAAACGTGTTGGCAATTTGGCAGGAACTCTTGCAGAAAAAGGACTTACCGCTGGTGGCGCAGGTTTGGGCGGTGCATTGTTTGGGCCTCCAGGCGCTGCCGCAGGTGCTGGAATTGGTCAACAAGTAGGTGGTAAAGTTGCTGGTGCATTGGAACAACGCGCGTTATCTAAGAGAGCTACTAAAGCTGTTGAAGAAATGCAAAAAGCAGCAGCACTTAATAAAACTTCTTTAAAAGACATTGGCAAATAATCATGGAAATGCAACAAATCATTGATCTTGGCCTTGGCGCTGTAATGGCTGTTATCGGCTGGTTTGCGCGTGAACTGTGGTCTGCTGTCAAGGAATTGAAATCTGACTTGTCTAAGCTGCGTGAAGACCTACCCAAAGACTACGTTGCAAGGGACGACTATCGTCAAGACATACGCGAACTCAAAGAAATCATGAACAAGATTTTTGACCGGCTAGACAACAAACAAGACAAATGACTGCCAAATGTGCCCAAGTTTGTACTCCTATTTGCACTCACATTGGCACCAGCTAGTGCAGAAAAGAAGTACGAATGTGTGCGCTGGCGGTGGTACGGTGACTTTTACGAACGCAAGGTCTATTGCATTGAATGGCGTGAGAAAAAATGATTGACCCGATAATCGCCTTTGCTACCGCCCAAGCCGCCATTAAGGGGGTGCAGGCTGCCATCAAAATGGGCAAGGACTTGCAGGGCATTAGCGGCGATTTAATGAAGTTCTTTGAGGCCAAGGACGTAGTAGCCAAGGCAGCGGCAGAACCTAAAAAGGGCTTCGGTAAGTCAGACACGGCGCAGGCGTTTGAGACGGTGATGCACGCCAAACAACTTCAAGACGCTGAGAACGAACTTAAACAAATGTTGATCTGGTCAGGCCAAGCGGACGTATGGCAAGCCATCATGCTAGAGCGCAACAAGATTGTCCAAAAACGCAAGTCAGAGGAGATAGCGATGGAAAAAGCCAAAGCCAAGAAAAAACAAGAAATTAGCGAGGCTATTGAAATGGTTCTTGCTATTGCTGCCGGTGCTTTGCTGATTACCTTGCTTGCATGGGGAACGATGGAATACGCAGACTTTATGAGGAAGTAACATGGATTGGCTCGCACAAATCGCACCGACTATCGCTACGGCATTGGGTGGCCCACTTGCAGGCATGGCGGTCTCCGCTGTCAGTAAGGCTATTGGCTGCACACCGGAAGAAGTGCAAAACGTCATCAGCAATAACAAACTTGACGCAACCCAAGTAGCCGCGCTCCAGCAAGCCGAACTGGAACTCAAGAAGCAAGCGCAAGCCATGAACTTGGACTTTGCAAAGCTGGCAAACGATGACCGTAAGTCTGCGCGTGATATGCAGGCAACAACGCGATCTATTATCCCGCCTGTTTTAGCGTTAGTAGTCACGATTGGATTTTTTGGAATTCTCATTGGTCTAATGACCAAAACCTTTGCTACGTCTGATGCGTTAATGATGATGCTAGGAAGCCTTGGAACCGCATGGACTGGGATAATTTCCTTTTTCTTTGGTAGCAGCGCATCTAGCCAAGCTAAAGATCAACTTCTCCACCAATCAACACCTACGCAATGAACTCAAACTTTGAAGCCTCACTAGCCCACGTCCTTCAATCGGAAGGCGGTTTTGTTGACAATCCGGCAGACCCTGGCGGCATGACTAACCTCGGCTGCACCAAAGCGGTGTGGGAAGAATTCGTAGGCCATCCAGTATCTGAAGCAGATATGCGAGCGTTAACGCCTGATGATGTTGCGCCTCTCTATAAGCGTAAGTATTGGGACAAGGTGTCCGGCGATGACCTTCCCGCAGGTCTTGACTACGCTGTGTTTGATGCTGCAATTAATAGTGGCCCTGGACGCGCTGCAAAGTGGCTACAAGAGGCCGTAGGCGTTACCGCTGATGGTTCTATCGGAAAAGGTACGTTAGCGGCTGTGGCGGCTTTTGACGTACAAGAACTGATTAAAGCGTACAACGATAAACGCCTCGGCTTCTTGCAAAGCCTGCCTACGTTTGGGACGTTTGGGAAAGGCTGGACAACTCGCGTTGCTTCCGTGCAAGCTGCCGCTTCGGAACTGGCTTAGGGCAATTCTCCGGTGGCACGACCACACACCACACGGCGCTAAGATACTTTTGCGTCCCACGGGTCTGCCATCGATCAATGTAAGCGTCCGGCATCGTTCTAAGTAAGCTGCTAATTGTGTGTTGCGGTGCTTTGGTTATTGCGTGAATCTGTGCGGCTGTTAAACCATCAGGGTATTGGCGCAAGGCTGCGCGGACTACTTTGTTATAGCTATACATTAACTGTTCTTATCCTTAAGTTTGGCTTCAATTGATCGAACCAGTCCGTAAAATCCTGCGCCTGATGTAAGCGTTGAATGTTTTGGTTCGTAACCGTAGTACATCATTGCTTTTTGTACTGCTGGTTGAAAATCCTCATCCGTCAGCCCTACCCACGGGCGCTGGGGTGAAGTGGTGTAGAGAGGTTTGCAAGATTCATTTATTTTTGTGCAAATCATGTTTCCTTTATTGTCTATCCATCCCACAGGCTCCTGCGCTAGCTGTGCGGTAGACGTGTTCACCTCATCCATACAGTCCACACAGTACAGGAACCAGCCATCAGATTCCTTCTTGCCACATTCAGCACAGCAAGCGGTTTGGGGTTTCGGTGGGGTGGTGTAGAGGGCAATTTCATGCCTGTTATCTGGCTCAGACCAATAACGCAAACCAGACATCTGACCTTTTTCGCAAATATCCATCCACGCCACAGGCTCCTGCGCTGGCTGTGCTAGGGCTTCTTTGATTGCGGTGATGGCTTTCTCTATTAGTTCACTATCGTATTCCATCCACGATATTCGATTGGCTGTAGTTTTTACTCCGCTTTCCAGCGCCTCCAGCGCCAGCTTCAATGCTTCGTCTTTAATCATGTGTTCTTCTCCTTGAGGACGGACTCCGCACTTATTGCTGCTTGGAGTTTGGTTAAGCAAGACTGGTTGATTGCCGAAAAATCTTGCTCATCCAGCCCTACCCACGGGCGCTGGGGTGGGAAGGTGAAATTCGCAACCATTTGGTGATGGTGGTGTATCTCGCCGCACTTGTTGCAAACACGATCACAGGCAGTAAGGTAATTACATCCTTTGCGGGGTATGCCTTTGCATTGATTCGCCACAGGCTCCTGCGCTGGCTGTGCTCGCTCCTTTAGGCTTGCATCGAGCCATTTATCCAGCCGGTCAATGTGTAATAGCCCTTCCTGCGCTGGCTGTGCTGCGGGTTGGATGGTGTAAACAGGTTCCGCACCTTTGATTCGCGTCTGCCAATCGCTACCGCTGCCGCTGTCAATGTACTTGTATCCGTAGCCATCGTAGTCATACCGCATAGCCACAGGCTCCTGCGCTGGCTGTGCTAGGGCTTCTTTGATTGCATCAATTGCAATTTGCCATTCAGTTGCGCAACCGCAGCAGTCCGGTGGCACAGGGCCAAGTGCGCTTAAAGCTAACTTTAATTTTTCTTTTATATTTACCACGGTGCGTCCTCATAGTTGTCAGGGTTGGGTTTAAGCGGCGGTGCTTTAACGGGCGTTGGTCGCGGGTATGGTGGGAAAGGCCAAGTCATGCGTCCTCCCACTTCCAACCAAGTAGCTGTTCAGTGTTCTTAATCTGCTCATCTGTTGGCTTTGCGTAAACACCAAACTTTGTTTTGGTGGGTGCGTTTTCATACAGCACCCAATAGCCCACGGGCTGCTGTAGAGTTGCGATGGCGTACCTTACTAAGTTGTGGGGGGCATACTGTTGGTAGGCCACGGCGCTGTCAATCTCTTTCCACAGCCCCGTTCCGTTCCAAGGTTCAGCAAACTTGTTCCACGCCGCTTGGCGCTTGCTTACGTATCCAGTCATAACACACCTCTGCTTTTGATAGACAAAAAGTCATTAGCGCCAGATCGCACATAGCCAGATTCCGGTTTGTACGTTGGTTGCTGCCAAACATTCATTGTCTTAGGCGTAGCGGCGTTTTGGTCTTTAGCTAACAATACTGCTCCAGTTCGCATTTTTTTGTGTGCCTTGTCGCCAGTAGTCATAGCAAACGAACCAAGTCCTGTTGTTGGGTTAACTCTCATTTCAAAATCCGGTCAATAAAAGATGGTGTGCAAGTCTTCTCAAGCACCAAAGGGACAGAGGCGTAAGCGTAGCCAAGCAGGAACATTACCGCAGCAAACATACCGATGGCTGACAACGCACGGATAACGATGGAATAAACGCCATACTGAGGGCAGGTTCTACCCTGTTGGCAATCTTGATTACAGCAGTTCATAATTTGTCTTAAATAGGTGGGGAGACTTGCCTCATTAAGCCTGCAATTACGATGCAGATCATGGAGTACGCATCTCCCCGAAAATGGTGGGGGTACTCGCTGCGTCTATGGCGGCATCGCTTGCGGGATGATCTTTTTGGCTTCCACAGCATCCGCTTTCCCCCCGTAAATCAAAATGGAATTTCAGAATCGTCAGCAACTGGTCGGCGTGACTTGGGCGCTTCTTCCTCGCGCGGCGGGTTCATAAATGCCCAACCATCCCAACCACCTTCTTTCAAAGGGATTACATCTAGCTTAAGCATTTCGCCGTTCTTAGTGGATACAACAGAACCGATGCGCTGATAGCGATTCTTGGTCTGTCCGTCTTTGTTGGTGTATGTTCCTACGATGCAGGAGATTTCTTTAGTAATTGCCATGTTTGTGCTGCTGGTTGATTTCTTGAATGACTTGGGCATAGTAGTCCCGAGCCGCATTAACTTTAACTTTAATCTTTTCCTCTAACGTGGCGTCCCTTTCATATTGAACAGTGGTTACTCTTAGATTGCGATGAATGTGGTCTACGTTATGCAGTAGGGGCGACTCCCAACCGATAAGGTCTTCCGGCGTGGATACCAGGCAATACGCAATCTCAAACTTGGGTTTGTCCCAAAGCATCATGTATGCGCGTCCTTGCCATTCGTAGCCTTTGTCTTCACCCTGGTCGGCCAGTACGGGAAACGTGGTCAAGCACCAGCTAGATTTGATGTCAATGATCTTGTCTGTGTCAACAATGTCGGCCTCGCCAGTAATCCAATCGTTTGTGCGGCGCTCGGTGTTCTTGGCATAGCTAGTCAGGCGAACGGCATTGAGCAAATCAATTGAGGCATCCTCTACGCGCAAACCCTTTTCCATGTACTTGTTAGATACACGTTCGTCGTAGCCGTAGATGAATTCTTTAGCCATCTTAGCGATGTAAGTCTTAGCGCCGACTGACAGTTCGTCTTTGCCTTTGCCATCGGTCATGATAGAGGAGAGGGCCGAAGCCCGAATGGTGAGTTTCATAGTGTTGCTTTCTTTGCGTCTTTAGCTTTAATGATTGCGTCCTTGGCGGTCTGGTCATTGCCTGCGGCTTTGATTGCTTCAAAGTAAGCGTTTTTAAGATCGTCGTGCGTAGTGCATTCGCCAATGTCAGCCAGGTGCGCTTTTAATCCGGCTAACGTCAATGTTGGTTGAACATAGTGCGTTGATGCGTCTGCATCATTGTCAGACTCTGTTGGAATGCTAAACGCCTGAAATGCTGCGTATTTGTAAGCTGCCGACATTGCTTTGTTGGTTGCCTTGTCACCGCTATCCATTGCTTCGCCAAACGTCTTGACTGTGTGTTTGCTTCCGTCTTCAGCAGATACAAAATCAAATTCCACTTCAACGGTCACATAAAACAAAGCACCTCCATTTTTGCTAAGACGTTCAATGCATTCACGCGCCAAAACCCTTGGAAGGATGCAAAGGCCGTGCTTGGCAAGCAAAGGCGCAATGGCGTTGTAAACATCGTCAATGCCGCGAAATTTGTAGCCAGACCCTTGGGTATTGGTGCGGTCTTTGGTAATGCCAACGGTAGACAATTCTTTTTGAACTGCGTTGATTGATTGATAGACTTTCATTTGATTAGATTCCATGTTGACTTGATTGATTGAATGACTGTGCGGCCTTGGCGGCGATACATAAGGTAGAGGCGAATGAATGTCATAGAGGCCACCCGTAGACTAGGGCGTAAGCTAGACCGATGCCGATGGCGGTAGCTAGGGCGATGTCAGCAAACTTCATGATGCCTCCAATACGGTCTGCAAGGCTTCAAGGATTGATTGCGCTTCTGCGCGGGTAAGACCGGCATACATTGATGCGCCTTGGCGTTGGATGCTTAACCATGCGCCGCCATCGTCCCACTTGGATACGCTGATGCGTACATCGTCTTTTGTGTAAATGATTGATTCAAAATCTTCCATAACTAACTCCTAAAAAGACCCCAAACCGTTCAGGGCATAGCGCTATCTTACACACATTTGTGACTATTTCAGACTTTTCTAAACTTTTTTTTAGGTGTCAATTTCAAAAATTGTATCCCTCACAAATGTGATAGAGTTGGTGTATGAATAGCTTAGAAATTGCAATCATGGCTGCTGGAAGCGTTACGAAGCTGGCTGAGAAGCTAGACGTAAAACCGAACCGTATCCATAACTGGCGCACCAGGGGCGTCCCTGATGGCTGGTTGTCTTTGATACGGGTCAAGTACAAAAAGCAGATTGCAGCAGCTAAGAAATTGGGTTAAGATTCAGATAACGCTTGGTCGCGTTTTAGGTAGTAGGGTTACACATGCACTCTGGCGGGACTACCCCGTTCGACCAACTCCAGCAATGGAGAGAGTGCAGGTGTAGCCCTTTTTTTATGGGGTTTTTATGCTAGTTTTTCCAAGAGAAATTGAAACGCACGTCTTTGGTTGCGATGGCGCAATTTATTTTGAGCAATTTGATGCAAATGGCACAAGAGTTGGTTCACTCATGCTTAGTGTCCACCAGTTCCAAGAAATCTACAACAGAGAAAAATCTTTGCTTGAAGAAGCAATGGAAGAAGTAGAGGACGAAGAATGAAACGCCCATCGTTCCAGTTTTACCCATCGGACTGGTTAAGAGACACGGCGTTGCGATCATGTTCAACAGGTGCTAGGGGCTTGTGGATAGACATGATCTGTTTCATGCACGAAGGTAATCCTTATGGACATTTGAAGGTTGGGAACAAGGTTATCCTTCCGGCCAACCTTGCCAGCATGGTCGGGGCAACCTTACATGAAGTTGAAGGTTGGTTAGATGAACTACGTCAGGCCGGTGTTTACGAACTTGCCGATGCTGGTGAAATTTACTCCAAGCGCATGGTCAGAGACGAATCCCTCCGAAACAAGAGGGCAGAAGGTGGAAAGCTAGGTGGAAACCCTAATCTGAAGGTTAACCTCAAGGTTATCCCAAAGGTTGAAGAAAAGGTTAAACAAATTCCAACCCCTTCATCTTCATCTTCATCTTCATCTTCAAACAGTATTAAAGCCTTGCGGCTTCCAACAAACTTTGAAATGCCTGTTGAATGGAAACAATGGGCAAGAGCAGAAAGGTCTGACATTGATGTCAACATGGAAGCTGAATCTTTTAAAGACTACTGGTCATCAAAAGGTGGGAAAGATGCCTGTAAGACAGACTGGCAAGCAACTTGGAGAAATTGGGTTCGTAGGGCTAAAGGTGGTTTATTCAAATCTTCTACAAACAACATCATGGAGCACGCAATATGAAAGGCCACGAAGGAATCATCAAGCTACGCTTGGCAGGCAAAGCACCGGAATTAGTTCTACTAGACGACCTGCCTTTTCCTAGCCCAATGGTGGATTGGGATGTTTACGACTGTATGCCTACCGTCTGCGTCCACGGAGACACGATAGAAGGGCTTGATTTGCGATTTTTGGTCGGATGTAAGGTCAGCGTAACAAGTCACACAGAAGATCGCGCAAAACGCCTGTTTAACGCCTGCAAAGAGGCAGGGGCGAAGTGGGTAGCGGCAAGCCATACGGAATTGCACGGCGAAATGGCTAAAACAGGATGGATGGATTTTTACAATGCCTAACTTTATTGACGACACAATTGACTTCAGCCAGTATCTCAAAGAGACTGACAACAAGCAAAAGGTCAAACCGGCGTCAGAGTACATCCCTGCCATCAAAGACCGAATGCGGACGATGTCGACTGAGCGTAAGTTGTGGATGCCTTGGACAAAAACCCGCGAATCGTTCTATTTTCGACCTGGCGAAATGACCGTATGGGCAGGACAGAACGGACACGGGAAAAGCCAAATGACCGCGCAAATCGCTATGGACTTGATGCGCCAAGGCGACAAGGTGTGCATGGCATCGTTTGAAATGAAGCCAGTTCAGACAATTCGCCTGATGAGCCGGATGTTTATCGGAACCAACCCATTCACGCCGGAGTACCAAAATGCCGAAGGGTTTATGGTGCTGGACGAAATGTTTGATTCCTTTGGGCAATGGAGCAACAAAAAGCTGTGGATTTACGACCAGCTAGGCGTTACGACACCTGAGACGGTGATAGGCATGACTCGCTATTGCGCCAAGGAATTGGGCATTCAGCACGTTTTCATTGACTCGCTGATGAAGGTGGTGGGTGATGAGGACGACATGAACGGGCAAAAGAAGTTGGTCGGCGAACTATTTGCCATAGCCAAGGACACCCAGGTACACGTCCACCTGATTCACCACGTTCGCAAGCCCGTCAATGAAGACGCAATCCCGGATAAATACGATCTCAAGGGCAGTGGTTCCGTGGTTGACCAGGTGGATAACCTGTTTATCGTTTTCAGAAATAAGAAAAAGGAACGGGACGCGCGTGAGGCTGGGCAGTTTGGAAAGCTGG